GATAACTATGATATCTTAGATCAAACCAACTTAACAATGACAATGAAAACACCAGGTGGTGCAACAGTGTTTGGTACAGTTGGTACAGTTCCAAGTAATACAACTACAACATTCCCAGGATCAATACAAGTAGGTAACACAAGTGTTACAGCATCGTTCTTCCAACAGAACAGTAGCTATGGTGATCCAACTGATGCTACATTAAATAAACCAAGAGTAGCAAGTGACTGGATGTACACTTCGTTTATTGAAGCACCAGGTGAAAAGAGTACTTCAAGTACAGGTATTGGTATAGGTGCTGGTACAGGATTTAGTAGTGCAGGTGAAGTTGCTATTGTTGCTAATAATAATACAGCGGCAGTAGTATTTAAACAAGCGGCTATGACTCCAAGTACTAACGGTGGATACGATATAGGTACATCGGCATTAAAATTTGGTACATTCCACGGAACTGCCACAGCGGCACAATACGCTGACTTGGCTGAGAATTACTTAGCTGATGCAGAGTATGAAGCAGGCACTGTTTTAGTATTTGGTGGTGAACAAGAAATAACAACTACTATGCATAAAGCAGATAGAAAAGTTGCTGGTGTTGTTTCAACTAACCCAGCACACTTAATGAATAGTGATTTACACGGAGATTATGTTACAGCATTAGCACTACAGGGTAGAGTACCTTGTAAAGTAATTGGTGCTGTTGAGAAAGGTGACATAATTGTATCTAGTGCAATTCCAGGTTATGGTATGGTACAGAACGATCCACTAGTAGGAACTGTTATTGGTAAAGCAGTTGGAACTAAAGACGGAGATGAACCAGGGTTCGTTGAAGTTGTGGTAGGGAGAGTATAATGGCTATTCAAACAATTAATATTGGATCAAGTGCAAACAAAGGCGATGGCGATCCATTAAGAACTGCATTTACAAAAATTAACGCTAACTTTGCAGAGCTTGCTGTTACAAATAAAAATAGAGATATTAACGGATCTGTATTCGCTGATGATTCGACACTATTAGTTGATGCTGTTAACGGAACAATTACAGCGGCAGTATTAGTTGGTACACTTCCAGCGTTAAACGGAAGTAATCTTACAAACTTAACTATTCCAGCACAGACGTTTGCCTCACTTACAAGTAAGCCAACTACATTAGCTGGTTACGGAATTACTGATGCGGCAACTTCTGCACAAGGTACTTTAGCGGCAAGTGCATTACAAGCAGAAACAATTACATTAACAACACTAAAAACAGAGGTAGCGGCAAGTGCCGACTTTGCAGACTTCAAAACTAGAATAGCGGCATTATAAGGAAAAGAATATGGCAAACAGAATACCACTCATAGTTGATAGAGACGATAGCAACAAACTAAAAGAATTACCAATAGGTGATAATTTAGACTTAACAGGCTCAGGTATTACTGGAGCAGGAATGATTTCTGCAACAGGACTTACACTTGCTGGAGTTAACTATAATCCTTTTAGTGGCAGTTGGAATGACTTAGCAGATAAACCTACTGTAGCCGCAAGCACAACAGAATTAACAGAAGGTACTAATCAATACTTTACAAACGAAAGAGTTGATGACAGAGTAAATGCTATCCTTAGAGAAGGTAGCGGAATTGATATTACATACGATGACTTAAACGGAACTATTACTATTGCCGCAACAGGTGGTGGTGGCGGTGGCTCCGGAGGTAGTGGACTTGTTACTGACCTAACAGGACTAGCATCAAGTAACGTATTAAAATGGAATACAACAGCAGGCCAAGATAATAACGGAGCATGGGTAAACAGTTTTATTAACTATAGTGAAATTGTTGGTACACCTAGTTTAGCCGCAGTAGCAATAAGTGGAAGTTATAATAGTTTATCAAACAGACCAGACTTAGTTAACGACATTAGTGATTTATCAGATGTTGATACACAAGGTACACCACCAACTCCAGGACAAGTATTAAAGTGGGATGGACTTAGATGGGCACCAGCTAACGATGCTACATCAGGTGGTGGCGGACTAAATGCTGATACACTTGATGGATTTGATAGTCCTTACTTTTTAGATTATAATAACTTAAACAACAGACCTAGTTTGTTTGATGGTAACTTTAGTTCAATAGTTGGATTACCAACTACACTATCAGGTTACGGCATTACTGATTCTATTAGTGCAAACCAAAGTTATACACAAAACGGTAGTGTAACATTTAATAGTAATACAGGAATAGTAGTTGGTACAGATGATAATCTTAAATTACGTGTAGACAATGCTGTAATTATTGAAAGCACAGTAGATGAACAAGATTTAGATATCAATGTAAAACCAATCACAGGTACAGAGACTGCAATTAAAATTGACACAGGTACAAAGCGTGTTGGTATCTTTACTACAACACCTTCACACAAACTTACAGTAGCAGGTGATGTTAATGCTACTTCGTTTATTGGTAGTGGTACAAGTTTAACAGGTATTACACTTAGTCAAGTATTAGCAGGTGGTTCAGAAGTTAGTGATAGCGTGAGCTTTGGTAATGTAACACCTTACGCTACTGCAACATATAACTTAGGTGCAAGTAATAATGTTTATTCAAATGCATATGCAACTAACTTTCATGGAAGCGGTGCTAACTTAACAAATATTCCGTTAAGTGCATTATCAATTGGTAGCACTTTAAATATGGGTAGTAATGATATTACTACAACAGGCAAAGTTTACTTTGCAAACGTATTTTCAACTGAAGGCGATTTACCAAGTGCTTCAACTTATCATGGAATGTTTGCACACGTTCACGGCACAGGAGCAGGTTACTTTGCTCACGCTGGTAACTGGGTGCGATTAGCAAATCAATCAGAACTTAGTGGTTATCTAACAGACCTATCAACAACTAGTATTACTACACTATCAGATGTTAGTATTAATAGTCCACAAGCAGGACAAACTATAAAATATGTTGGCGGCATTTGGACTAACGCTACAGGCGGCGACTCAGTTGGTAACTTTACATTTAGTTCTAGCGTAATAGATACTGATGACAGTTCACAAATTGTAATGACACCTAGTGTTAGAATGAGCAGTGATCTTGTAGTAGATGGAAATATTAATGCACAGAAATTTACAGCAGATAGTTTTGAAAGTAATGGTATAGGTATACCTGCAATAGATAGTAACAGTTCAATTGAGCTAAGAGCTACTGATCAAGTTAGAATTACGCAAAGTCCTTTAAGACTTGCTAGTTATACAACAACAGAAAGAAATAGCTTAACACCAGGCAATGCAGATATGATTTATAATACTACAACTAACAAGTTCCAAGGTTATGCCAACGGTGCTTGGGTTGACTTGCACTAGGAGTAAGCATGAGTGAAAGAGAATATATTGTCACACTCAATAAGGGTGTTGATTACGCAGAATTCAACCAAGAAATGATTTCGACAACAGGCGCTGGAGACATTCCAAATAGAACTGTTGACGTTGCAGATCCAAGAGTACTATCTACAAGAAATACACACTACGCATTAACACAAGCAGAGGCTGAAACTTTGCGTAACGATGGTAGAGTTACAGATGTACAACTACGTCCAGAAGACAGAGACGATATAGGTATAGGATACCAAGCAACACAAACTGCTAATTTTAATAAATCATCAAGCGACTCAGGAGATTATAGAGACTGGGGGAAGATCAGACATAGTTTTGTAGAAAACAAATACGGCACATCAACTTCATTAGCTACTAATCCTTTTGGCAGACCACATTCAATGGACGGAACAGGTGTTGATATTGTAATTCAAGATAGCGGATTACAAGTTGATCATCCAGAATTTCAAGATGCTAATGGAGTATCAAGAGTACAACTAATTGATTGGTATTCAGCTAGTGGAGTATCAGGATTTCAAAGTTCAAACCATTATAGAGACTATGACGGACACGGAACACATTGTGGCGGAACTGCAACAGGATTAAATTTTGGTTGGGCAACTAATGCTAGAATTTATAGTGTGAAAGTATCAGGTTTAGAAGGAACAGGCGACTCGGGCGGAATAAGCACAAGTTTATGTTTTGATGTAATAAAAGGCTGGCATGAAAATAAACCTATAGACCCAAACACTGGTTATAAAAGACCTACCATAGTAAATGCAAGTTGGGGATATAGTTTTTACATGGGAAGTTCTTTTACAAACATAAACAGTTATGTATATAGAGGAGCAAATTATAATTCTGGTACAGCAGGCTGGAGCACTGGTACAACTTATCACAGAGATACATATGGATTTTATCCTTACTATGCAAGCGGAGGTTATCGAGGTCCTGTAAGATTAGCATCTGTAGATGCAGATGTGCAAGATTGTATAGATGCCGGTGTACATATTTGTATTGCGGCAGGTAACAATAGTTTTAAAATTGCTAATAGCAGTGATCCTGATTACAATAATATTATTTTTTACGGTGGTGGATCAAATAATTATTACCATAGAGGTAGTTCTCCCTTTGATGACGAGGCACTTATAGTAGGCTGTACAGATAGCACTCCACAAGATGCAACAACAGAAAGAAAAACAAGTTTTAGTTCAACAGGACCAGGAGTAAATATTTTTGCCGCTGGAGAAAACATCGTAAGTGCATGTAGCACTGTTACTAGATTCGGAAACACACAATACTTTGGCAACTCTAGTTTTAAGCAAACAAATATTAGTGGAACGTCTATGGCTTCACCGCAGGTTTGCGGAGTGGGTGCATTATATCTACAAGCTGATCCTAGCCTAACTCCAGCACAATTAAAAAGCAAACTTGAAAACGATGCTTTATCTGTTTTAAAAGACGAATCAAATAATAGTAACTACGGCGATACAACTGATATTTGTGGGGGGAATAACAGAATGTTGTTTAATAGATATAATAATGCTGTTCCTTTTACAAGTAATGTTATAGGACTGAAGAAGCGATAAATATAGTATAGGAGACTTACATGGCAATACAAACTATCAATATTGGAACTATTGCAAACGACGGTACAGGTGATGATCTACGTGAAGCGTTTGTAAAAGTAAACAATAACTTTACAGAACTAAACGCTAGAAGTACAGAATCAACTACTGTAGCTAACTTAGGCAGTGCTGGTGAAGGTGTGTTTGGTCAAATAAGCGGCACTGAACTACAGTTTAAAAAGATTATAGCAGGTACAGCAATAACACTTGCGGCTGATTCTAACGCTATTACAATTAATAGTACAGCAACAGGACTTCCAAGTTTACAAGTATTTGCAGACAATAATAATATTACACTAGATTCTAACGGTAATGCATTAACACTTGCAGGCGGTGGAACTACTACAACAAATTTAAGCGGAACTACACTTACAATTAGCAGTGTAACTTCTGTACAGACTGATACAGATCCTAAACTTACAGCGACACTAAACGCACAGACAAATAACATTACTAACGTAGGTAACATGACTGGTAATGTACACGGTCTCGATATAAGAACATTTGATGGATTACAGCAATATCTAACATTAGATATGGGCGAAGCAGTTCCTACAGTGTTTACTAGTACATTAGAATATCTAGCACATAATTTAGCAATTGATTACGATAACGGAACTGAAACGTTTACAGCATCAACGGCAGTCGAAGCAGATATGGGAACGCTATAGGGAGTTTTGCATGGCGCAATTATGGACTGTTAATCCAGGGCACAACTTAGGTACATATCAAGAAAGTATTACGCAAACTATTGCGTTACCAATTACAACTGGTTGTACTCTTTCGCTTATTAGCGGAAAGTTACCAGGTGGATTAAGAATCTCTGGTGATAACTTATTAGGCACCCCTTTTGAAGTAAACAGATTGAAAACGTTTAGATTTGTTCTTCGTGCAGTAAAAGGTAATGACAAAGAAGATATAACATTACAAATAACAATTGATGGTGCTGATTCTCCAGTTTGGGTTACAAATGAAGGGCCTTTACCTATTGGTCCTAATAATAGATTTTATATACTAGATAGTAGTCCATTAGATTTTCAACTACAAGTTATTGATCCTGACTTACCAGCAGGCGATACTATTGAATATTTTATTGCTGATAACGATGGCGAACTACCTCCAGGGATTACACTAGGAAGAACAACAGGTAAACTTACTGGAGTAGTTGATCCAATATTAGCATTAGAAAAAAGATCATCAAGTGGCTACTTTGATAGTAATGTATACGGATCTTTTCCATTCGACTTTGGCGTAAAAAGTGCAAACGGTTTTGAAAGCTATTACTACGATACAACATTTTATGACTATGCTGTTCCTACTAGAAGCCCAAAAAAATTAAATAGATACTACGAATTTACTGTAAGTGCTAGTGACAACATTGTAATTGCTAAACGTAAATTTCAAATCTATCTTGTAGGAGATGACTTCCTAAGATCAGATAACACAATTATGCAACTTGCTACTGGGTTATTTACAGCAGACAATACGTA